TATTTATTATTTGGATCCAGAGGTGATCGCTCAAGCCCTTACCAGAACCCGAAAGGGTATGATGGTGGCCGTCCATCATGATTTTGATCAGTTGGATGGGACCTTATGTTTGGGGGAGGTGGTTTATACTATGGAAGGTGCGAATGTGGAGATGCGTGTGAAAGGAAATTCACATAGTTATATTCATTCGTCCCTAGCCTGGCTCCATGGGGGTGGTGTTCGTACTAAGTATGGTACTTTGGCTTGGTCTGAGTTGCGGGAAGCACTCGGGACTAAGATTACAACGTTCATACTGACCGACGCCATGCCGCCATTGTCCACATTACACAAGCGCATCATTGGAACGAACATTGACATGGTGGATCTTCGGGGTTTGAAGAACACGCAGGCCGATGTTGCCTTTCATGATTTTCTTGGGGAAGGGTACCTAGCTGGTTATGTCACTCGCTATGGTGTTGTGTTCACTGGGGATCACGTATCCTCCGTCCTACTTCCTGACTCTTTATTGAGTGATGCCTTGACATGGGTTGTTGGCAAAGAACGGGATGAGAAAAATTATGGTTACCTAATCACCTATCTTAAGGGTAGAATTGGGCGACTCAATTTAGCACACAGAACTCACGCTGATTTGATTTTACGAGTTGCAGGCATTGCGTTTTCACGCAATGTCTCTGATGAGTTGGCTATTAAAAGCCATATCAATCAACAGTTTTGGTTACTGCGCTCATTACGCAAAACAAAGGTTGGTGATTACCCTATGCCTTCTTTGTTCATTCTTTGGGCCTCCATGGTGGGGATCTGGCTGACTGGTCTAGTGTTGCAATTCAAACTTCATTCTGTTCTCAAGAAGATTGCAAATTACCAGCCTAAGGATCGTCGCTATAAGAGGGTATTCAGCATTCTGTCAAGCTGCGCAGGTGGGTGCGCATCCAAATTGAAAGGTTATGGCTTCATGAGCAAACTTTTCTTTCTCACAACTGCTTCAGCTACGTCTGGTTACTTTATTAGCTCCATGTTTCCAGCTCCGTGCAGTTCCAAAATTCAACCCAACGTATCAAAATATAATGCCTCGTTGGAGTCCTTGGATTCAATTTCCCCCACTGTGGGAAAAATATTACGTTATCCTAATGCTATACTTGAGAAATTTAGAGAAGTCCCTAGTAACAGTCCTGTTGTTGTTATTGATGGGGTTATTCCTTTGCGATGTGCTAATTCGCCGAATAATCAAGTTAAGGGTTTGATAATGCGTATGCTTAAGGGTGTTGAACATGCCGATTGGTCCCAACTAGATAAGAGTTCTGAAGCTCTGTTAGATTGGTTTGGACCTCGGACACACCTTCAAGTTGAATCATTCTATTACTGGGTACACAACCAGTATTCTAGAAATAGTGATAAAAATTGTGTTGCCAAGCTTGAGGCAGCATACGAGCAAGCGTTGATCGACCCTTCACTGGTTAACCATGAGGTCGAAGTCTTCGTCAAAGATGAGGCACTTGTTGGGAAAGGTAACAATCCTAAACCAAGGCTCATCTTTAAGCCCTCTTTACATTACCTATCGGCTGTTGGACCGGTTTGTCATGCATTGGGGAATGATCTCAAAGAGAGGTGGAACTCTGATCATACAATTTTCTATACTAGTGGTGCAAATGCCATGGTTTTGGGGGATTGGTTTCATGCAAACACTGAACGGTTCGTGGAGGGCCGTATCATTGAGACTGATTATGAGAGTTGGGAATCCTGTTTGACAGTTGAGGCCCGAATCCATGCCAATGAGGTGACTAGCTTAACCACTGACATTGACGAGGAGCTCATAACATTACTCCTGATGGCCAACAAGCAAGTTGGTAAAATGAAGGACGGTCTCAGGTGGTCAAGGG